CAGCCATCAACACGACGGTGGGTGAAGTGTCACCTTATGGGTTTAACATTGATTCTAACGACCTTTCCCAAATAACGCAAGGTAAAGTATTCAACCCTTATGAAGAGATGCTCTTCAAAGGTGTTGGGTTTATCTCTCATAGTTTTAAGTTTACCTTTGTGCCTAAGAGTGCTGCTGATGTGCAGACAATCTATGAGATCATTAGTTCTCTTAGACAGTCAATGCACCCTGCAAAAGAAGGAAACGACTGGTTGCTCATCCCTGATAAGTTTAAGGCAGAAATTGTTAGATACGTTTCTAAGGATGATAGAGAAGAATTGGGTGAGGGTAATGCAGCAAAAGGATATATGAATACACTCATGCGATTCCCTCACAAGATGGTGTTGCAAGACATGAGTGTTGACTTTGGTGATTCAACTGCAATTCGCACCCAGATTCCTGGCATGGAATCCAAGGATTTCGGTTTCGCTGTCTATAACATGACTCTTACTTTCCAAGAAACCAAATACCGCACACGCGAAAACTTTGAAGACTAATGGCAAATTATTTCTCCTACTTACCAGATGTATTCGTAAGGACATCAAGTTATCGCACAGGTAGCAATGATCCTTACGTTAGAGCGAAGAATCTCTTTCGTCGTATTAAGATCAGAGATGATCTGAGTGATGTGATTCTTGGATTTGAAAAATACATTATCCAACATAATGAAAGACCTGAGCAGATTGCTGACAGGGTATATGGTGATGTTGACTATGATTGGGTTGTGCTCCTCACTAATAACATCATCAACATCTATGATGAATGGCCTATGAGTGAGCAGGAGATGTATCAGCACATGGTCCGTAAGTATGGTGTTGCTCATGTAGAGAGTGTCCACCACTGGGTGACACAAGAAATTAAAAGCACAAGGGGTGATGTAGTCCTTAGAGATGGATTTGAGGTCCCAGAGGACTTCCAATACCAGAGACCTGATGGCACAGTTATCCCTAGAGAAGAGTTAATTAGACCCGTCTCCAATTATGACTATGAAACTCAATTGAATGACTATAAGAGAGGTATACACATCCTTAAACCTCAATATATCGATGCATTCGTTGAAGAATTTGAGAAACTGGTTGAATACCTTCCTTCTAATGAAGTTGATGCTGCTACAGGCATTAAGAAGACTTCTAACGTTGTTGCAGAAGCATTTACCAACGTCAAACCCACATACGAGACTCTTGTGGGAAGAACATCGTCTATCGACTTCTCCTCTTCAGCAGAATACACCTCCAGAAACTTTGGATCTTCTGATCCTACTATCTCTGAAGGTGATGTGCTTGCTGATGGTAGCACCGTTGCAGTTACTGTCTCTACTGGCACTAATAGTGCTACTATTGAGCAGGCAGGACAGATGGATACAACTGAAACTAACCAATATGGATCTGCTGGATCTTCTAGTGGTCAGACATCAGGATCCTCAGGATCGTCCTACAGCGGTGGTGGTGGATATTAAATAAGTCCTCTGTCTTTTGCTACATGTAGCAATTCTTTCAAATTACCCACATGTTGCGCTCCAAGTGCAATTTGTGGGTATTCTGCTTTTGGTCCAAATTCGTTTTCAAACGCTCTTTGGTCAAAATGCTGATCTAGGCGATATTCGAGATATTCGCCATCTAGTGCTTTTAGCAGTTGTGCTGCTCTTTCACATTCTAGGCTTCCATTAGAATAGATTACGGCGGTCTGAGGTACTACCATTACTTCTCCTTGTGATCGTAGGTAATTACTATCTTTTGATGCTGGGTCTTTCTATCAGTGCAGATATAGTGACTTACTTCGCCACCCAATATCCTGCATATATTATCTAGTTGCATTTCAAGTGCGAAACCTTTATCATTTTCAAATTTCATAGATCTAGCTCAAGTTGTAGTTTTGCCTCTTCTTCTATTCGGTGTTGCTCTGCCCACATCTCAGCAACCATATCTACTGCTGGTGGGGTCTTATAGTGCTCGGGTGGTTTTGACTTCCACTCGTCAATTGCTTCCTGTGTAGGAATAGAGATTCGGAAAGGAATATCATCCTCCACGAATTCCTTATTCATATCAATATAAGTCTGTGGAGTGATCTTTTCACTCATAGTGTCCTCTCTAAGCGATTGGTTGCTTGGTCTGGAAAGTCTCTTGGTCTGCTATCAGTGGCATTGTCGGTTTTAGGAGATCCTTCATTTGCCTTCATAGTGTGCTGATAGTTGGGTCGTGGATATCTCATATAAAATGGATCAGGCATCCAATAGGTCACCTGCCATTCTTGCTCAGGACACAACTCAAGGTGTTTTTCTACACTATGGGAGAAACTACCAAGTTGGATATATCCATCGTGACTGATGCATCTGCCATCTCCTGCATCAACCAAAAACAGCATTTTACTACTCAATCTCGCTGCCTCCAATCATCAGGTTTGTCTTGATGAAACCAATTCTTAATATCGTCTGCACTGTCAAACCCCGTTTTGTGGTTGGATGGGTCGGGGTCGCCTAATCCCATCCTATTCATAAAATCATCGATACTTCCTTCTTCAATGTCTTGGGAAGCTTGTCGTCGTGCTTGCTTTAACCAGTCTCGGGCAGTTGTATACTGTTTGGCAATTTTCTCTGCCCAGATCATGTCCTCTAGTTTTACTTCTTCCTTGTTAGCGATCTTCTTACAGATAAACTCTAGTCTAAGTCTGTATTGAGTGGATAACATGTTAGTCTCTAAAATCGAGTTTGAGTTCGAGGTCTTCCAGTCTATGGAATTCAGCGTGTGCTCTTTCTTGGCGTTCACAGACGATACCTAGGATATCCTTCATGATAGTGTCATTATCGACGTAATCGTCAATATACTTATCTAGTGCCTCCTTCAAATAGCGGTATCTGTGCCATTCTTGGGAATATGGTTTGTAGTGTGTTGTCATAGTAAAATAGTGAAAAACCCTGGAGACGAAAAATTACCCCGAATTTTTTTCCGCCGATCCTGTGAATCAAAAGTGAAATAATATATAGGGGTTAATAGTGTCGTCCACAAGGTTTATACTTGAGACGTGTCTGCTTCTCGTAGTAACCTTCGACGTATTCGTAGCGCCCTAACCAACGACCAGGGACCCAAACACGTCGGGTTACTTGCACTTCACACATGCGTCTCCTAGGACGCTCATAATAATGATGGTAGTGATGAGATTCATAATGCCCATGCCCATCAAACGGCTCCCAGAATTCCTTCCAGGTTAGTGCGTTGGCAGGTGCCGCAGCAGACAGTAGCAGCAGAGTGGCAAGGGCAAGTTTTTTCATGTTAGTCGTTAGCGAGTGCGGCGAAGTAGTCCAAGTCAGGACCATCATCTGCCTTATTTAACTCTTCAATCTTAGCACCGAATCCACTGGGTGTGGGGTCGGGAGCGACCACTTGTGCAGGTGGCATAATGTCAGGCGAGTTGAAATTGCCACGTCCCTCAGACTCATCCTCGAAGGACTCGTCACGAGTGCGGACCTGAGTACGACCCTTGTTAAGGACCATATTCAAACGCTCTTCCAGTTTCTCGTAAGACTTGAATGCAGTAGGATCAGTGAATTCCTTGAGGGAATACTGAGACTTCCACAGTGCTTCCAGTTTGTCATCATCGAAACCACCCAACGTAGCAGGTGATGCGAAGTCAGACTTATCGTAATTCCAGTAACCACCAATGGTCTGGATCTTGATACGGAAGTCAGCGCCTTGCCAAAGATCGAAAGGATTGATAGGCTCTTCATCCTCAAACTGAGGTTGCATAGAGGACACCACCTTGTCGTGGATCTTCTTACCATACTTATAGAGGAATACTTTACCCTCATTCTGAGGATTCAGTTGATCCTTCACCACATAGATGTTGCTGTAGTAGGAGAGTTTCCTCTTCTGCTTACGAGCAATCTCTTTGTCAGCATCGAGACCACTATTCCAGAGTGTGCGATTCAATTCACCAACAGGATCTTTCTGACCCAATGTGGTGAGAGAGTTTTCAATATACCATCCACCAGGACCTTGGAAAGCGTGGCTCCACACCTGTGCCCAAGGAAGGTCTTCACCATCAGGCTCAGGAAGGAAACGGATCACGGCATAACCGTTTCCGCTCTTGTCCACCCCAGGTTTCCAGAGACGCTCGTCAGGACCAGCACCCTGTGGTTTGGACATCTTTTCAATCTGCTGGGTCAGTTTATCAAACGTGCCAGACTTTTTCTTAAGACTTGCAAAAGACATGTGTTTCTCCGTTGTGTTGTGTTTTGTTGTGTTTGCCACCGTATTATGGTAGCACTCTTATTTAGCGTTTGTCAAGCGCCCGTGTGCGGTTTATGATCAGGACCTTCTCACCATCGTGAGTGAATTGTAGCTCGTCGTCAGCGTCCCACAGTAACTCTTCGTATAGGTCATCGAGTTTCTGCATGTCTTGCCATAGTGCTTCAGGATTTGGCATCTTTCAACTCCTTTCTCCAAGTTTGCAGTTTGTCTTCCATCGTCTGGAGGATCATCATTAGATTCAATCCACCAGAATACTCTTGTGATAGGAGATCAATCCTATCCTTCACATACTTTGCTTCATTGTCTTTGTCATCAGTAGGATCCAACCCATGTGATGCTAGTGCCAAGCGTGAGTAGAATACTTTCTGCTTAGCAATCAACTCCAGGGTCTTCTCCACATGCTCTAGACGTTGCTCAGGATCAAACTCCTTAAGACCTGCAGACATCTTCAAGAGATCTGTATAACACTCCTGAATCTCTTCTACTTCCTCTTTTACTACGTCACTCTTGAAAAATTCGTTGTCTGTCATAGTGGCAGGATACCTCTACTCGTTCGTTTAATGTAATTTAATTGCTGTGCGTCCCATTTAATTTTGTCCTTGAGTGGTTTCGAGATGAGTTTACTCACAGTTTCAACCTCGATCTCAAACTCCTCGCAAACAGATGCGACTGCTTCTATGTAGTTGATGAGTCCTTGAGACTCTTTGACTCGCATTTCCACGAGTGAGGTAAACTTACCTTGTGTCATGAATTTTTCTTCAATCTCTTTCATTTAAGTCCCTCGACATAGTAGCGATACTCTTCGATCCATTTGATGAGTGTATCCATATAAGGTATCTTATCATACTTTTCCACAACTTGCATGGATCCTTGCTCGGATACTGAAATTGTGACAAGTTTGTCCACTTCAACACCTGTCATCTCATAATACATGTAAGCATACGCTGCTTCCTGCACGAAGTATGACTTAAGATACTCTTCTTTCTTAATTCGAGTTGTAGTTTTGAAGTCAATGATTGCTAGAGAATTATCAAACTCAGCAATGCAATCAACACGACCAGCAATCCCCAACTTAAGAGAATGAAGAGGGGCTTCAATACAATGAATGTTAGAAATACGATCAAGATCCTGACGAGCAAACCCAAAAAGGTACTTGGGAAGACCCTCGCTTTTTTCAACTTCTTCCAATTCATTTTTAAGATAGTGCTCCACGATGGTATGGTATTTGGTGCCACGCCATGATGCTGCACGGCGGATGCGCTCTGCCTCAGTATATCCTACTCGTTTCTCCCAGGCAAGGATACCTGCCTTAGTATTATGACCGACAACAGTTGTGACGCTAGGCATCCAACCACTATCGGTCTTATAGAATCTTCCGTGAGGAAG